AGTAGAAATTAATTTGTCTGAATCAGAAATTATGACTATTATTGCAGAGAATAAACGAGTTATTAAAAAATCTGATTTAAGAAATCAAATAATTACTGAAGCAAATATGGAAGATAGTGTAAGAGATAGTTTTGAAAGTGGTGATAACGACTACAAAGATATTTTAGGTAGAGAATTAACTAATCAGTTAGCACAAGAAGCTTTTAGTGATATTGCTGATTCTATTAGAAGAAAAACTGGTAGAACAAATGTGGGTTTAGGTGATGTTCAAAGACTATTGGGGTCTTCATTAGTTGCTGCAGCTCAAGAGGAATATCGTTTAGGTATTGAAAACCTAGAAAGAAAAGCTGTTGATATGATTAGAAAAGAATTTAATATTCCTGTCGATGCTGTTGAATTCGATGCTAAAATAGTTGGTTTACCACCACAGATGTTATTTGGTAGTGACGCATCCCCAGAACAAATGGAACAGATGTCTAATCAAGCTGGGATTAAGGTTGGTAAAATTAATAGACACAACTTAAAGAAAACCAAAAGTGAAAAGACGTAGATTAACTAACGCGATGATGCATGGAGCAGCTAGAAAGTCTCAGAACTTACATCATATGGATGACACTCTCAGACAAGAAAACCCACAATTAGGTAATCACTATTCTAATGTTATGGCAGCGAATGACGCTAACTATTTTTTATTAGGTGATGAAACTATAAAAAATGAGGGTATGAGTGGTATTCACGCTGGTAATGTTAAAATAGACTTATCTAACCAACAAAAACCTAAAATAATAGCACAAGGAATGATATTCCCTATACTTTTACACGAATTAGGTAAAGGTGTATTAGAGTTAATGTCTTTGTGGGGGTTACCAAAAGATTCTGAGGAAAGAAAATATGTTTTAGATAAGACGGATAATTTGGAATCAGAAACAAACGACATTAGATTAGGTTCTAAAATTTGGGAGAAGTTTGTACAACAAATACCAGTAGAAAACCAAGAAGTAGTTTCATTGACTTGGAATATGTTACAAGAATTGGGTGATGAAGAATTCAATTCAATCATAGAAGGTTTGGTCTCTGGAAGAGGTGATGCACAAAATAAAGTTAGAAGAATGGCCGATGAAGCTTTAGAAGAGTTAAGAAGAGAAGCTTCTGAAGATGTTTTCGGTGGTTATGAAGATAGTCCTGAAGAGGAAGATGGAGATACTTTAACTCCACCCGAAGATGAGGGAGAAACCCCAGAAGTAACAATGGATGATATCCTACCAAGTGATGATGAACCAAACTATGAGTCAATGTCCAAAAGAGAACTAGAACGTGAAATAGATGCAGCATTAGATGCTGGTGATATGGATTTAGTAAGAATGTTAGGTTCGATACTAAATAAAAAATAACAGATTAGGACTGTTAGAGTCTACGGACAACTAACCCATCAAAGTTCGCTACTATGATGGGTTTTTTATTTCCATCAATATATTTATGGATATGAAAAAAAGAATATATTTACTTTCACAATCTATAGAAAAAAGATTTGTATTATCAATAGATGAAGAAATAATCCTCTTTGATGTGAAGAGTAAAGAAGGTACTACCAAATATTTCATAAACAAAGAACCATACGACCCAAAGAACAGTTTTCACGAAATGATTATCAATAACTGGCCATTTGGGTTTGATAGATATTTATAAGCATGAGTTTAAGTAAAGCACAAATGTTATATGAGATTGGTAAATCTCTTAAAGACCCTATCTATGCTATAGAATCTTATCTAGAAACAGAAGATAGAACACAAGGTGGATTTGTACCTTTTAAACTCTTTCCTAGACAAAAAGAACTTGTTAGAGCTTATGAAAGTCACGAACATAATATAGTGATGAAACCTAGACAGGCGGGTATATCTACTACAACAGCAGCTTACCTAGCTATTCTAACTGCATTATCTTCAAATAAAAGTACACAGAAGATATTGATAGCGGCAAACAAACAGGAAACAGCAAAAGAATTCTTAAAAAAGATTAGAGACTTTACAGTTCAATTACCTTCTTGGATGGATGTTTATAGAGGACCTAATTCAGACTCTTGGTTTGACCCAGAGAAAAATTCTAGTTCACACTATAAATTATGGAATGGTTCTGAGGTAAAAGCGGTAGCTTCATCAAAAGACGCATTAAGGGGTTATACACCATCAGTTATTGTTGTAGATGAGGCAGCCTTTATCGAGGGTAATAAAGGTGAAGAGTTTTATACTGCAGCACAACCATCACTTTCTACGGGTGGTAGGTCAATTCTTATTTCTACACCTAATGGTCACGACCCATTATATCATAAGGCGTATACAACAGCTGAAAGAGGTAAAAACAATTTTAACATTGTTTCTATGAAGTGGTATGAAGACCCACGTTATAATGGTAGGAATGATGATTCGGGAATGTCTTGGCTTTTACATGATGAGAAAACTGGTGATGTTGTAGAAGAAATTGTTGACCCTAAAAGTGGTCAAGGTGAAGAATCTAAAGTACCAGAAAGTACATGGGTGGAAATGATAAAAAAGGGTTACACACCTAGGTCTAAATGGTTTGATGATATGTGTGCTCAATTAAACCACAACGCTAGGTCCATCGCTCAAGAGTTGTTATGTTCTTTTGTGGGTTCTGGTGATAATGTGATAGATGATAAATATAAAAATAGACAAGAAAGGGATAACGTTAAAGACCCTATTACTGGTGGATGGGGAGCTTCTGTTGTTTTGAAACTTATCGAACTTGGTTACCCTAAAAAAAGATTATATTATGATATCACTGTTGGTATAGATTCTGTTGAGAATAATAAAGCTTTACAGAAATACATGGATAAAGGTAAGTTACCAGGTTTGAATTTCCAAAAAAATAGAAATACCATAGTTTCAAAATTAGAAGAAGCGATTAGAATGGATAGTTTTAAAATTCGTTCTAAGAGAGCTTTAATGGAGATAGAAACTTTTGTTTTTATAGGTGGTAGAGCTGACCACATGAAAGGTTATCACGATGGTTAGTAGTTGGTCTGTGGAGACTAATAATGTTGAAGATGATAGTACACTTAATGAGGTTATAAATACTGGTTTTTATACGGATAATAAAAATAGAAAAAAAGATAAACAAACCCTAAAAGAGACACAAGAATATATGTGGTTATTTGGTGGTATGACAGGATTTAAAAAAAGATAGAAAATGAGTAGACAATATTCTTCAAACAACCCATTTAAGGGAAGACCTAATAATAGACCAGGTGCTGGAACTTTAAGGTATACTTGGAAAGTCCCACCTAGAGAAAACCCAACGTCTGGAGCTAATAGTACCAAAAAATCACAATTCGATGATTGTTATGGTCCGTATGATAATTCTGTGAGTTATGTTTATGAGATAGACACAAGTAATGGTAATAGATTAGCATACGTTGATTGTGATTATGTGAGTTAATCCTACTATTCACATTAATTAAACTTGTGTTTATATTTACACAGCATATTTATATGTGATAAAGAAAATGTTAAAACACCATTATAATGAACACAAACCTAAACCCAAAATACAATTTAACAGATAAAGACTTAATTGTAACTAAATCTAGAGAAGATTTTGAAAGACAAAAATTACAGTTACAACAACAAAAATATTTAGATTCTCAATGGCAGAAAATTGAGAATGACATGTATCAAAAGGCGACCTACTATGAAACTACTAGGTTAGCTTCTTACATGGATTATGAAGCGATGGAGTTTACACCAGAAATAGCTGTAGCTCTTGAGACTATGGCTGAAGAAAGTTGTACCCTAAATGAACAAGGACAAATAATGTCTATATATTCAGATTCTTCTAGAATAAAAAAAGTTTTAGAAGATTTGTTTTTCAACGTATTAGACATACACTCTAATTTACCTATGTGGACTAGAAACACTTGTAAATATGGTGACAACTTCGTACATCTAAAATTAAATTATAAATACGGTGTTATTGGGGCAACTCAATTAACTAACATAGAAATAAGTAGGAGTGATTCTAATAGTTTCGATTACAATGAAACAAACTCAACAACCAACGAGGATAATAAGAAAGAAGTTAAATTCGAATGGAAGTCTAAAAACTTAGCTTTCAACGCATGGGAAGTAGCACACTTTAGATTATTAGGTGATGATAGAAAATTACCTTATGGTACTTCTGTTTTAGATAAAGTTAGAAGAACATGGAGACAATTACTTTTAGCTGAAGACGCTATGTTAGTTTATCGTGTAACAAGAGCACCAGAAAGAAGAGTATTTAAAGTTTACGTTGGTAACATTGATGATGAAGATGTAGAATCTTATGTACAGAAAGTGGCCAATAAATTTAAGAGAACACAAACAGCTGATAACAATACTGGTCAGTTGGATGTTAGATACAATACTTTAGCGGTTGACCAAGATTATTTCGTACCTGTTAGAGACCCTAACTCACCTAACCCTATTGAGACTCTCCCTGGGGCGACTAACCTAGACCAAATTGCTGATATTCAGTTTATTCAAAGAAAAATGGTTACCGCACTTAGAGTCCCTAAAACATTTTTAGGTTTTGAGGAACCAACTGGTGAGGGTAAAAACTTAGCTTTAATGGATATTAGGTTTGCTAGAACTATTAACAGAATACAACAAGCTATGATACAAGAGTTAAACAAAATAGCTATTGTACATTTGTATATGTTAGGTTTCCATGAAGAACTTAGTAATTTTAAACTATCTCTTAATAACCCATCAACACAAGGTGAGATGTT